GAGGAAATCCTTGATGCTCTTACCGATGATACAGTGATCAAGTGGGCCTTTAACGCTAACTTTGAGCGGGTCTGCCTGTCAAGGTACCTTCGGGACAGGGGAGTAAGCCTTGATCCTTTTTACGATCACCACCCTCTGACCACAGAGCCCGCCAGGTTCTTAAATCCTTCCGGCTGGCACTGCTCAATGGTCTGGGCAGCGACTCTTGGCCTTCCATTATCTTTAAAGGGAGCCGGCGAGGTCCTGAAACTAGAGGATCAGAAGATGGATGAAGGAAAGGCTCTTATTAAGTATTTCTCCCTTCCCTGCGCTCCGACAAAGGCTAACGGGGGAAGGAAAAGAAACCTGCCATCTGATGCCCCGGATAAATGGGAGACCTTCAAGCGCTACAACAAAAGAGATGTGGAAGTTGAAATGGCGATTCAAAAGAGGCTGTCACATTTTCCGGTCCCTGACTTCGTATGGGATGAGTACACGATCGACCAGGAGATAAATGACAGAGGGGTCCGGCTAGATATGGAGCTTGTCCATAAGGCTATCAGAATGGACGAACTCTCTAAAAGTGAGATTACTGAGGAGCTAAATAAACTGACCGGGCTTTCTAACCCGAACAGTGTCGCCCAGCTTAAAGCATGGCTTGAGGAAAAAGGCTTTCCTCTTGAGAGCCTTGGGAAAAAGGAAGTGGCAGCCGCGATTAAGGAAGCTCCTGACGGGATCAAAGAAGTCCTTGTACTGCGTTTGCAGCTTGCCAAATCGTCAGTCAAGAAGTATCAGACGATGGAGCGGGCAGTTTGCTCGGATGGCAGGGCCAGAGGAATGTTTATGTTTTACGGGGCCAACAGAACAGGCCGCTGGGCCGGAAGGCTCGTTCAGCTGCAGAATCTGCCTCAGAATCATCTGCCCGACCTTTCAGAAGCAAGAGCCCTGGTCCGCTCAGGAGACTTTGACTCTGTAAAGCTTCTCTATGAGGATGTCCCGGACACCCTCTCCCAGCTTATCCGCACAGCCTTTATTCCGCGTAAAGGCCAGAAGTTTTATGTCGCTGACTTTTCCGCCATCGAGGCCAGGGTCATTGCCTGGTATGCCGGGGAAACCTGGAAGTCAGAAGCCTTTGCCAATGGGGAGGACATCTACTGCTCCACGGCAAGCCGCATGTTTGGAGTGCCGGTTGTAAAGCACGGTGTAAACGGCGGGCTCAGGCAGAAAGGGAAAATAGCAGAATTGGCATGTGGTTATGGCGGCTCGACCGGAGCTCTTAAGGCGATGGGAGCTATTGAGATGGGACTTTCTGAAGATGAGCTTCCTGGCATTGTCTCTTCCTGGAGAAGCGCAAACAGGCAGATCGTCCGTTTCTGGTGGGAAGTGGACCGGGCTGTCAAGGATGCTGTGAAGTATCATAAAACCACCAGGCTAGGAAGGCTTATCTTTTTCTATCAGTCCGGCATGCTCTTTATCACTCTTCCCTCCGGGAGAAAGCTTTCCTATGCGCGTCCGAGGATTGGAGTAAACCGCTTCGGAGGTGAGTGCGTGACCTATGAGGGAACAGGCAGCACCAGAAAGTGGGAGCGTCTTGAATCCTACGGGCCTAAGTTTGTCGAAAACATCGTCCAGGCCACCTCCCGCGATATCCTCTGTAATTCCATGAAGACCTTGAGACACTGCTCCATTGTCATGCATATCCACGACGAGCTTGTCATTGAGGCAGATCCAGAGGTTTCCTTAAAAGCCCTCTGTGAACAGATGGGCAGAGTTCCTTCCTGGGCACCTGGCCTGGTGCTTCGTGCAGACGGATACACCTGCGAATTTTACCAGAAAGATTAATAAAAAACGTCAGATTTCACCTCCTGCCAAGGCTACATGACAGGAGGTGTTTTTTATGGATGTAAATCAGTTTAAAGACCAGTGCAGGGCAGGGATAAAGCCAGTCACAGACGCGGATATGAGAGCTGAATACCGATATCTTCTTGCCAGGGAGCTTACAGAAAAGCTCCTGCAGGAAGGACTTATCAGCCAGGAGGAGTTTGATCGGATCATGGAGAAAAACAGAGAGACTTTTTCTCCTCGAAGCGCCACGATTGATGCGAATGAACTTGATAAATAGCCGCTTTAGAGTGATTTATGTAGTGCGCCATAGAAAGGAAGGTGAGATAAATGGCACAGATAACAAAGTTAGAGGCAGTAAAGACCGGAAAGATCAAGCTCCGCGTGGCTGCCTACGCCAGAGTGTCCACAGGATCAGATGATCAGCTGATAAGTCTTGAGACACAGAAGAGACACTACGAAGCCTACATAAAGGCAAGGCGAGACTGGGAGTTTGCCGGGCTCTACTATGATGAGGGAATCAGCGGGACCAAGACCGCAAAGAGAGAAGGACTTCTTAGGATGATAAAAGACTGTGAGAATGGCCTTATCGACTACATCCTGGTTAAGTCCATAAGCCGGTTTTCAAGGAACACGGTTGATAGTGTCGGGATTGTAAGGAAACTAAAAGAACTTGGCATCTACATCTATTTCGAGAAGGAAAATATCGATACAGGAAAAATGGAAGGAGAGCTCATGCTTTCCATCCTCTCAAGCCTTGCCCAGAGCGAATCAAGGTCAATTTCAACAAACGCGCAATGGAGCATACTCCGCCGTTTTACTGACGGGACCTATATAAGCTACCCGCCTTACGGTTATAAGAACGTGGACAGAAAAATGGTGCCGGTTTCCGATCAGGCCAGGGTGGTAAGGCGGATCTTTGATGGGATTCTGAACGGTAAATCAGCAGCGGACATAGCAGAAGAGTTAAATGAAAAGGGCATACCTACAAAGAATGGCTGCAGATGGAGAAATGCAAGCATACGGGATGTGATAAGGAATAAAACTTACACGGGATCCCTTGTTCTGCAGAAAACCTATACGGATGAATTTTACAATCGCCACATGAATTACGGGGAGAAAGACATGTACCGTGTCAATGACCATCATGAGCCGATCGTAAGCCAGGAAATCTTTGATGCCGCGAACAGAATTATGTCAGAAAACGGTGCAGAGAAAGGAAACGTCCGGGGAAGAGGTCAGACACAAAAGCGTTATCCGATGTCTGGAAAAGTCATATGCGGCGAGTGCGGGTCGAAGTGGAAAAGAATCGGATTAAGTTACGGAATGGCCCTGTCCTGCACCCGCCACCTTGCAGACAAGCGCTTGTGCAGTCAGAAGGCTATAAAGGTGGAGGCCGTTGAAGCAGCATTCTCCACAATGCTGAACAAGCTGACCTTTGCAAGAAACCTTATCCTTATCCCATACAGGAGAATGCTGACCGGGGGATATTCCCGGACATCGAAAGGGCGGCTGCCGGAGATAGACGAGCTTCTTGCGAAAAATGAAGCGAGAAGAAAGCAGATAGCCTCGTTCTTTTCACAGAAGCTGCTTGATTCAGAGACCTTTGGCAGGGAGAACGCGGAGCTCCTAAAGGAAAAGAACCGGCTCCTTGAAGAAAAGAAAGCATTTGATTCAGGCAGTGCCTATGACCGGGTAGAAGAGCTTGAAAAACTTCTTCGCTATACCGGAAAAGGCAGGACGGTAACGGAGTTTGACGGTGACCTTTTTACAGAGTTTGTGGACAAGGTGATCGTCTACAAGAGAACAGAGATAGGCTTTGTCATGAAGTGCGGGCCTACCTTCAGGGAGGTAATCAGATGAAGCACACGCCATACGGATATAGGATTGAAAACGGCAAGGCTCTGGTGAATGAAGAGGAGGCAGAGACTATACGTCGAATTGTGAAAAACTATCTTGCTGGGATGAGCCTTACCGAGGCGGCTTCTACCGAAGGCCTTTCACGCTCCCACCGCTGGGTGAAAATGCTTCTGTTAAACAGAAAATACTTAGGCGATGCGTTTTACCCTCCCATCCTTACGGAAGATACAATGAAAGCCTGTGAGAATGAAATCCGAAGAAGGTATGTCGCTTACGGTATTGCGAAGCGTCCCCGGAAGAAAAGAGAGCCTATAAGGCCGCAGACGGAATTTTCGATGCTTCCGGCAACAAGGTCCTGCGCTGATCCGGTAAAGCAGGCTGAGTACGTGTACGGACTCGTGAAAAGGAAGGTGATGAAATAATGGCTATGGCAGACAATGTAACTGTCATTCCGGCAAAGAAGGCGGTAGGAATTCAGCAGGAGGATTCAAGCCTTCAGAAAACAAGGGTTGCCGCCTACTGCCGGGTCTCGACAGACTATGAAGAACAGGAATCAAGTTATGAGACGCAGGTGAAGCATTACACCGATTATATCAAGGCTAATCCCGCCTGGGAGCTTGCCGGGATTTTTGCTGACGATGGTATCTCAGGAACCAACACAAAAAAGCGGACGGCCTTTAACAATATGATCGATGAGTGCAAGGCAGGCAAGATCGACATGATCATAACCAAGTCCATAAGCCGATTTTCAAGAAACACGGTCGACTGCCTGAAATATACAAGAGAGCTTAAGAACTTAAATATTGCTGTCTACTTCGAGAAGGAAAACATCAATACCCTCGATGCCAAAGGAGAAGTGCTTCTTACCATTATGGCCTCTCTGGCCCAGCAGGAATCCGAATCCCTGTCGGCAAATGTGAAGATGGGAATACAGTTTCGCAATCAGCAAGGGAAGGTGAGGGTGAACTATTCTAGGTTCTTAGGATATACCAAAGGGGCTGACGGAAATCTCGTGATCGATGAGGACCAGGCCAAAGTCGTAAGGCGGATCTACAGAGAATACCTGGATGGAAACAGCTACGTCAGAATAGCCAGGAAACTGCAGGAGGAAGGCATAGAAAACGGATCTGGCAGCACCAAGTGGTGGCCCACGAATGTCAGGCAGATCCTCAGGAATGAAAAATACATAGGCGATGCACTCCTTCAGAAGACTGTTACGGTGAGTGTCCTCGACAAGACGAGAAAGAAAAATAACGGGTCAGCCCCTCAGTACTATGTGAAAAACAGTCAGCCGGCCATCATTGATCGTGACACCTATATGCGGGTTCAGGCCGAGATGGAAAGACGCGCCAACATGTCCTCAAACGGAAGGAAGAGGTGTTTTTCCAGCAGATATGCTCTTTCGGGAATTGTCTTCTGCGGTCTCTGCGGGGATATTTATCGGAGGGTCAAGTGGTATAAACCCGGGAAGATTACTGTAGTCTGGAGGTGTGTGACCCGTCTCTACAAGAATAAGACCGGGCGGAACTGCACGGCCCGTACCATTCACGAGGACGATCTTCATGCCGCTGTCGTTACTGCAGTAAATGATGCTTGGGCCAGAAAGGATTCCGTAATCCCGGAGCTTGAGAGAAACGTCCGGGAGGCCATAAAGGAAGAGAAAGAGAAGAGCATCGAGCAGATTGATGCAGAGCTTAAAAAACAGCAGGAGGTGCTTCTCGCTGCGGGAAATGATGAGGTGAAGATTGAAAAAACCGGAAAGGCGATAAGAAAACTTCAGAAGCAGCGCCGTGAGGCCCTTATAAATCAGTCGAAAGATACTGAAACCAAGGAGCGAACGGATGACCTGGCCTGTTTCCTCGAGAAGCAGACCGAGGCCATTACCGAATACGATGACCTTCTGGTTACGCGCCTGGTAAAAAGGATAATTATCTTCGAAGAGAAGATTGTTGTCGAGTTTAAGTCAGGGCTTCAGATCGAAGTTGAAGCGTAAAGAAGGGAAAAAATACCGCAGTCCGGATGCCGGGCCGCGGTTTTTTTGTTCAATAATTTAAAATATGTAGTCATTCTTTGCCTGTGAGCAAGCAATTGTCAATTTCCCTTAAACAGTCGATTTCGTATGGTCATTACCCATAAACTGGGTAATTTATTAGATAACTTTGAGGCATGTCGAGACGGTAGCATTGATGTCTCGAGTAAAGTAAGAAACGCCAGGAATGGCTTGAAATCAAAGGTTTCCCGCCATTGTGCACATGTAGCATGGTGGCGGGAAGTTCTGCGTTTTTGCCCTGAAGAGGCATGACATCAGTTTGTTGACTGGACCAGATTGATGTCTTTGGGGTAGAGGCTACTAGTTGGATGTGTCTTTCGCGGATCGGATGTTGATTAACAGGTAAAATTGACCCACTTTTACATTCAAAATTGATCCAGTATCATTTCCGTAAGCGGCTGTCAAGGCATCGCTACGCTTGGCTGAAGCCAGCCTGG